TGGCGAAGCAGTTTGTGGCCCGTGTGCTGGCGCACATCGGGCTTCCGCAGGCTGATGCGTACGTCTGGAAGGGAGAAGAGTAGGGTGAGTAGTAAATTCTGTAAATTCTTCAAAATAAATGGCATCCTATGCATCTGACGGGAGTTGACGGTAGTGTGGGATCATGATTGACCCCCTCCCCCCCGGTGTTTTGTACGGGAAATGTTTGTTTTCAATAAGTTACGAGTGATGGTCTGTACGGGAATCGTTTGTTTTCAATGAGTTAGCTAAGAAACGGCCAGCGGTCAGCCGGTCAGCGCCTGCTTCGCAGGCTGTCAGTTCCACAGTTCACTGGCTTTCCATAGATAAACTGGGTATATAGAAAAGTCATGCGATTATCTTGATGTAAGTTGTTGAAAGCATGGATATTTGTTTGCTTTTATGTCTTTGTTTTTCGTGCAATTTGATACCTAGATTGTCTACTTATGCCCGGAGAATGGACGATGGGGATTTATCCTGCATGTTATTGAATGCAAATAAGTTTTCGATGCCATTGCGGCCAAGTTTCTGAGCGGGCCGCTTCCCTAGTTTATCTATGTATGCCTGGGCCTTTGATTTTTTTTCAGCGGCTTTAAAGCCATACCCCTTCAAAACCGAATAGCCGGTATGATTTCGACCGGATGGTCGGGATTGGCTAACCTTTGCATCGCTGAGATTCTTTCTCCCTACGGTCGTCAGAATGACGGAATATATAGTTTATGTAAATTCTTGAAAATATGAGGTTTTTTACGTTCTCGGCCTTATTTTGAGGGCAAAATAATAGCTGGACTGTCTACGTATCCCGGCACGGGGCTTCAGCAAAATTGCCTTTTTCTTTCAGGATATCAGGTTGAGAGGGGGAAACGGACAATGGATGGATCGCTGTGATTCTCAGAATTATATTGCACTGGTGGGATGTGACGGGAAGAGGTGAGAGATCGTGAGAATTGACGCGGGTCTGAGGCACTTTTCCACAGGCAATTTTACACCGACGCTTTCTCAGAATTATTTTGCACTACTCGGCCATAGTTCCGTTGGATTTCATACCTAAGTTATTGATTCTTCGTAAAAGTCCAACGGAACTCACTTCCGCTGGATTTTCGGGCGAGAAATTACATCTGTGGAAAAGTGCCTCAGACCCGCGTATTTATTAGGCAAAAGCTCATTCAAAAATCCAACGGAACTGGCCGTTTTTGATCAATTTTGCACCAATTTTAGTGCAATCCAACGGAACTATGAAAAATCATAACCCTAGACAAAAATAGGATAACTATATTAACACTAACTGAAGCGTCCATTGTTATATAAGTAATCATTTTGGACGAAGGCAAGAGCAGAGGAGGCCGCGCCTGATTTGGTGAGGTCCTCGAAGAGGAAGCGTCCGATCTGGCCCTGGAATGAACCTCCGTAGGGAGAGCCTGGATTGATGGCCGGAGCGGAAGTCGGAACCGGCAAACCTCCGCTCGGCACCGCAGCAGTAGTTGTGCCAACGAGCACGGGCGAAGCAGTTGGAGTGCCAACATAGACGTTCGTCGTAATATTGCCTCCGGAGACAACGAACTCTGCAAACACCTGATAGACCCCGGCGGCAGGAAACGTATAGCTTACGGTCGAATTTCCGGCGCGCAGGTTATATTGCAGACCTCCGCCATTACTTTGCATCCAGACCCACTGATAGTAGCTAGCGTCCGCACATGCAGCGCCACACGGTATGCCCGAGCCGGGCTGTGTTGCGCCGATCTTCACCCAGCCGCCGACCAGCCAGTGCGTAGCTGTGGCTGCCAGCTTGCAGGACGGCGGCAAGGAAACATGCTCGTTGAGAGTGTCGAACGTCAGCCCCGTCGTGCCGATGCCTGCCGTGCTGCCCGCACCCGTCAGAGCTAAGTCGGTGAACAATTGGTCTACATAATTGAAAAACTGCTGACCAACCGCGATGGGCGCAGCCGGCAATGAGCCGTTCGGATATCCGGCAGGATCGAGAAAATCGGCGCACACAATTGTGCCGCCGTCAATCGCGGCGTCAGCATAGAGAGTGGGTAGCGTGTTATCTGAGCTGGTGTAGTTCGTGTACTGTAGGATGTCTGCCATGAGTTCTCCTAATTGATAAGTAGGTTGCGGGCCGTGATGAATTCGCTCAGTATCTGGGCAACCACCGTGTAACCATACTGGTTTGGGTGGGTCACGTCGAACATGAGCGACGATGGTGGCACATCGTTGCTGTGGTCCGTCACGTCCTGCGAGTTGTTAGGGTTATAGCTGGCCACGAGGCGCTGCCGCACATCGCGTCCTTGCGCGTCCACGACGAAATATTGCGGATACGTCGTGCGCATCCAGCTGTTCAGGTTGGTGATGGCTGTCCACTTGGTCGAGCCTGAATTTTCGGTCCCATCCCGTTTGTTTGTGACAGCGAGCAGGCAGATTTTCTTATTCAGCGGCTTGAGGAAGTTGATCATCGCTGTGATGTTGTTCTGCACCGTCTGGATTTCTGCAGCGCTTCCGGTTTGGATATCGTTGCGTCCTACCCAAATGAATTGCCATTGCTGGTCGGTGCCCTGCGGGTCTGCGATCCACGGAGTATTTGCCGGGCAAGCTGCACCGGTTGTGCCTGCATCCGGCGTGAAGGTGTACGTCTCAGTTGTGGAAGGCGGCCCGCCCGTTGCTGTTCGCGTAAGAGTGCCGTGAATGCCCGCAAGCGTCCCTTTTGCGGTGTGCGTGTAATTCTCCGCGCCGCTCGACAAGAACAAAGCGAATGCCTGCGTCCAGCCGCTGATAGTATTCCCGTCAATCGCTGTGACCTGCACTGAGCCAGGCGCAGCAGGAATTGCATTGCCACTCACGGTAAGCTGCGGCACGTATGCGCCTTGCCGCGCCGCAATCATCGTGCTGGTCTGTCCGCCAATGCCATTGTTGGTGAGCGTGAGAGGTACCAGCGTCGCCAGCACAGTCTCATACGTGACGCCTGAGCCATCTTCGCCGCCTTGCGTGAGACTGTCCCCCCAACAAATGGCTGTGCCCGGACTCACAGGAAAAACTGGATACTCGGTACCTCCCGCAGCCGGAACGTACATCAGCCCGCGCACAAGCGGGGGATTGAGACTGCGATCAGTGTTGAAGATCACCTTCGCGCCATCCGATGTGAAGCGCGGATTGTAGTTATTGCTTCCGGAAGACGTGACCTGCTTTGTTCCGCCTGTGCTCACTTTGTCGCGCGAGCACACCTGAAATTTTCCACTGGTATCGGTGATAGTGAAAGCTGAATAGTTGGCTGCGTCAGCAAATGCTTGCTGCACGCCGGAGAGGCCGCTCACCACGGCAACCTGCTTGCTCCCCAGCCACACGCTGCCATCTTTTTTAATGCCGAAGATGATTTTGCGCGACGCGTCTACGATTGCAGTCAGCCATCCACTGCGTCCATAGCCAGACAAATATTGCCCCGGCTGATCTCCATATGTCACTTGCGTGATAGTCAGACCGCCATTGATGGTTGCGCCCTGCTGAAAGGTCGCGGCGCGGTGGAAGGTGACCTTCGAGAAGAAATGCTGGATGCCGGCGCCGTCTATCCCGGAAAGTACCTTCTTTGCTGAGTCCAGAACGGTAGCAACCCAGCCACTACGCCGCGCGTCGCCAGCGATCGTGTATTGCTTGCGGCTCGATGTTGTGAGCGTGTCAGTCGTCAGACCGCTGGTGATGGTCGCGCCTTGCTGAAATGTCGCAGCGCGATGAAGCGTGATCTTCGAGAAGAAGTGCTGGATGCCAGCGCCGTCAATTCCGGAAAGAATCTTTTTTGCCGAGTCCACAACAGTAGCTACCCAGCCAATGCGCTGCGTGCTGCCTGCAATTGCATATTGCTTGCGGCTCGACGTCGCGAGCGTGTCAGTCGTCAGACCACCGGTGATGGTCGCGCCTTGCGGCGCTACCAGCGGAGCAGAAAGCGTGCCGGACAAAGTGCCGCCGGCGGCCCACAGGCTGGTGTTCGCAGTGTCTACAGAGCCAAACGTGGACCCGCTCTGATATGACTGATTCACTATATAGCTGCTGCCCTGGTAGAAAAAATAATCGAGCTGATTGTAGAGAGTGTTGGGTGCCCAGTTGCCGCGATTATGCGGCGTTGGCACTGCCATCAGCGTAGGCAGCCCAGGCAGATTGGGAATGAAGCTATCAAAACTCCACGCGGACCCTGTGGGCTGGATGACGTATCCGGGACCGAGCAGGTTATTGCCGCTGGTGTTGTCAATGACCGTGACTTTGTAGGCGATGTTTTTCGGATTGGTCAGCGATGTGTCAGCAAGCTGAACAGAGAATGCTCCATTGCTGACCTGCGCTGTGATCGGCGTATCAATTGCCTGCCCGCTGCCATTCACCTGAAAAGAGAGCGGCACGCCGCTGGAATTGCAGGGCTGAAAGCTGATTGTGGCGTTGCTGATCTTATTGCCGCTTGCATCGGTCAGGTTCGATGCGCTGACGGTCGTATAGCCTGCCATGAGAACATGATGCGGTTGTGGCGTGCTTTCTGCTGACAATGCAGCGACAGATGCAATAGCTGCAAGCTGCCTATTCGCTCACATAGCGCTTATCGAGTCCATTGCGCTCATGCAGAGTGTCCACGTACTTCATCAGTGAGTCGTAGTTAATGCGCCACGGGCTGTTCCACTTGTCCGGGCGGATCTTGTACGCCTGAAGAGTGCCGTCTTCGATCATGCGGCAAATGGTGTTGATGGAAACATCGAGAATCTCCGCCGCGCGCGCAGCCGAGATGGTGCGGCGCGGGTGCCACGGTAACAGAAGCTGGTCTGGCACGCGGAAGCTCATTCGCGCACCTCGACATCGGGCACGATATGCAATTTCCGCAGGAAATCGGCATCTGACTGGATGTGTTCAGGCAGCCGCTCTATCAACGCTTCAATCATCACTCCGTTTACGCGAATGCCAGCAGTATGTAGCTGGCGCACCACGCTGGCGGTCTTCTCGTGGGTAAGAATGGCTTCGGTTGCGGCTTCGATAAGTAATCTCGCTGCGCGTTCAAGCGTCATGCGGTCCGTCTCCTGTATTCTCCTTCATCTCTCCACACGCCGCGCGATTGCGCCATGCGCTTGAGTGCCCACCAGACGCGGTTTGCGTCACCGACGGTACGGATTGCTGGATTGGAGCGCTTACCCAAAGGAGAGCGCGGTGAGCGGAGCCATGCTTCGAGTTGCTCCTGTGTCCAGCCGAGTAGGTCGAGTGCGTACTGAATTCGCGCGAGGTCGTGCGGGCCTACGAGCGTATGTTTATCAGGCGAGCCATCGCGACGGCCTTCTGTGCCCGCCTGCAGGGCGGCCTCACGGCTGAGCCGTTCCCGCTTTTTTGCCGGTGCTTTCACGCCGAGCTGCTGTTGCGTGATATCAATGAGGTGCTTCGCGTCGTTGAAAGTCAGGTCGCTGAACGAAGATATTTTCCGGCAGACAAGCTGCGAGGCCCAGGCCAGCCGCGCTTCACGGCTGCCGTCACCACCATCGAAGGTGCTGCGTACGAGCTGTGCATACAGCACCTGCAGGCGCTTCATCTGTGCGGGTGTGATCTTCGCTTCCATCGTTCAGTCCTTACTTTTCTGTTTTCGTGGTCTTCCGCGTTTGCGTTTCTTTCCGCATTGTTCGCATATCTGACTGCGAAGCTCCGCGCGGAAGTCGGCGAGCACGCACGCCTCGCTGCAAAACCTCATTCTGGGATGTTTGACCAGATTGCTGCATCCTGGCCGCTGGCACTGAAGTGGCATCGTTCTCCTTCCCCTGTTTCACTTCATGCAGGGAGGCGCCGAGGATGCCGTACCCTGCAATATCTCTGTATGGTGATTCGCCCAGCGCATCGCAGTCCGTGGCAATGCGCTGGAGCTTGTCAAAAATGCGCGTGATGAGCAGCGCATCATCGTACTGCTCCGGCAAAATACCGTTTGGATACAAAAGGCCGAGAAACTCACCCGTCTTGGCAAAGCTGTTGCCGTAGGCAGCGTTCTTCTGCTCGACCAGCTCGCCGATTTGTTGGGCGATGGCGCGGAAGGTCATGCTGACCTCCGTAGGGCTTCACTTGATGCTACCGATTGGGCGAGGTTCTTTTTGTGTGCCCCCGGCTTGCGGGCCGTAAGCAGTTTTACGCGATAAAGCATTTCGGCAGCAGATGCACCCTTTGGCAAAAAGGAATCTGCATGGTGCGCGGCAGAATAGTTCATCGTGGCACCGCTATAAATAATTACTGGTACCTCGGCGTCTATATCCTTCAGGCGTGCTGCGAGGTCGTTGCCATTCATACCAGGCATGATGAGGTCAGTGAGCACCAGGTGAGGCCGCTGCTGCTCAAATATCAGAATGGCTTCCTCGCCACTCATTGCCGTCAGCACGCGAAAGCCGTGTGTTTCCAGCACAATTCGGCGCAGTCCCAGGACGGTTTCGTTATCGTCCACGCATAGGATTATTTTCCGCAGCCTCATGCCACCACCTCGGGTTTCTTTGCTATGCGGGCCTCAATGGCGGCGATCTCTTTTTCCAGAACCTCAATCATGCGCGTTTTCTTTTCGGCTTCTGCAACGGCGATCTGGGCGCGGACCGTGGCGAGAAGATAAGCGCGGACGCTGCCTCCCCGCTTCCATTCATCGAACGTGCGACAGGCTTCATGCTGGATGCGCAGAGGAACCTTCTTCCAATGACGGGCGCACATCAGGTATTCGCTTCGGATAACGGCATTGCAGCCGGCGACACAGCACGGCTTTGTCTTCCGCTCGTTCATTGCTTTGCCTCAAGTTGAAGTTGGCCGAGCAGCTCCAGCGCGGACTGGTGGCCGGCCACGGCGCGCACGACTTCGAGTTCGGCGCGTATCTGGTCGAGCGGACCTTTCAGAAAGACCGCCTGGTCTTCCGGCGTGATGATGATGAAGTAACCGCCATCTGTGCCATGCTTCGAGCTGCCAATGGGCAGACGGAAGCTGATGCGCAGCGTGCGCACGATAAGTTTGATCTGGCGGTCACTCATCTTCAGGCGCTGCGTCAGCTCGCGGATCGGCAAGGCATTGCCTGCGCCGCGATGGTAACGGATGGCCTGGAGCACGGCCTTTTCTTCCGGTTGGAGGCGCAGGCCCAGAGGGCCACCGCTCTCGCCCACCAGCAGGCTGGCAATGTACTGGTCAATTTCAATCACACGGTCTGGAAACAAATGCCCGTTCATCGCTTCCCCGCTTTTCTTGCGCAGTCCGGGCAGAGTTCTCGCATCCGCCCGCTTTCCAGCTTGCGGCGCGACCATCCATCGCAGCGCGCGTCATCGCGCAGATCGCGGGGAGTGATGAACGCTCCGTCCCTCAGCCCTGTGCTGGGATACATCCTTTTGCACGAATCGCATTCAAGAGCAATAAAAGTGCGCAGCATCACTGCACCATCTTTCTGCGCTTGATTGCTGCGCTCTTTATGGCGAGGTCGAAGCACACGGTGGCAGACATGCGTGCGCGAAACTCTTCCACTCGCTTGTGGGGAATGTCAACATACAGGCGCAATAACGTCAGTTCTTCACGCGCACGCTCGATGTTGTCATCGGCTATCTTCAACAATGTAGCCAGCGTCTTCATCGTGCGGCCCTCTTGCAGAAGCTTAGCTGCATCTTGCTGGCCAGCTCGCTCTCCCATTGGCTGCTGACGACTTCGCCCTTCTGCGCCGGCGAGAGCATGTTCCACCAGGCGTCGAGGGCATCTTCGCTCAGTTGCACGTTGATGGATTGTAGCTCTTCGGTGGCGTGCTTTCGCCCGAACTCCGGATAATGCTCATCGAGGAATTTTGTGGTCTTTTCCACGAGATCGCGGAACTCACCCTTCTCATCGCGTGTTTGGATGAGATCATCCAAGCGTTGCTTGCCTGCATCCGTAATGCTCACAAGATTCATGACCGTAATCTGGACGAGGCCGTATTGGGACAGCTCATTGATTCTTTGCCTGATCTCATCGAGCGAGATAGACCATTTGTTGTCCCAGAGCGCCTGCGCTATTTCGATGGATGACTTGTATCCGGATGCCAGTTCCTGCAGGATGCACAATTCCTGCAATTCGCGCTCGCTGAGCGTGTGCTGCATAGTCATTGCTTTCTGCCTTTCTTCGCTGGCGTATTTGAGCCAGCGATCACGACTTTGAGAGATGGTTTCTTTGAACGTACGGTGATGCAGCGTCCCCACAAGTTGAGGACTTTCTCGGCCAGTCGCTTCGGCAGCGGTTCGGTCTTGAGTGCATCGGTTGCGCCCTCTACCACTTCATACTTCGAGCGCAGCGTGAACAGGCGGCCAAAGAACTCGCCCCGGCCATTGGCCTCCAGCGCTTCTTTAAGGTCTGTGACGCGATCATCATTGACGGTGAGCGTGTCGCCTTTGGTAACGGTCAGCTCTGCCAGGTGGCCGCGCAGACGCCGCGACTTCTCCGCATAGGGCGGGACCATACCATATTGCGTGACCATCGCAATCGCTTCCTGCTCGATGGACTCGAACTCGGCCTTCTTCTCGTTCAATTCCTGTTTGACTGACTCATAGCGTTCGGCCAGCGCATCAATCTGCTCCGGCGTGGGACGAATGGTTTCAGGTGTCATACTGCCTCCGGTGATGCAGGTGTGGTTTTGCTGTTGATATCGAGCCACTGTGAGAGCCGCTTGTGCAGGCATTCTTCGCCACAGATGTGCTGACAGTTCTCAAGACTGGAAGTCTCGACTGCTTCCTGCCAAGGCAACACTTTGAACTCCATTTCGTTGATCGCCCACACGGCAAACCAGTGGTTTGTCTCGCCTTTGTCTTTGCCGCATACATCGCAGCAATAGTTTGGGTATTGCATCAGCGTGTCTCCTTTTCTGCCGCGAAGAGCGATTGCTGTCTTTCGCGGTGCCGGGTGTGCAGCGGACAGTAGTCCATCTCCGGCCCGATGTTCGTAGCACAGCGGTCGCACATCGGTGCATTGCAGGTGCCGTTGAGGACTGGATGGTCGCAGAGCTTCGTGGCAACGCCGGTGTTGCAAAATTTGCATCGCGGCCTACGGCCACTTCTGCACAGAATCGCGGTGCAGGTGTCGAGTTTGACTGGTGTGCAGATCATGGGCTACTGCACCGCCTGGGCCACGCGGCCATCAAAGAATGCCGGAACGATTTCGACCAGCAGCCAGACCACAACCGTGAGCAGAAACACAGTGCAAAGCATGTCGCCGAGGCTGCGAGGCTTACGCGGATGTACCGTGATCTCGACGTCTTCAGGCGGCACACCGCCAAGCAATGGGTCTACATGCGCAGCCTCAAAGCGAATCATGCCGTACTTGCAACGCAGAACTTCTTTGTAGGAATTCATGCGACCACTGCCTCCTTCGTTTCACTGGCTTCGGTGGCTGACTGACGAATCTGGTCGAGCGCGTTGGTCAGCGTGCGGATGTTGATGTAGGTGCGGCCCCGCTCAAATGCGTCCTTCGTCACGGCCTGGTCAATGAGCTTTTCGACCAGCGCTGTGGCTTTTTCGGGCTGCATCGGCGCGAGCAGGGCGCCGATCTCACGGCGCACAATGCCGTGCGCTTCTTCCCGCAGCAGGCCGGGCAGTTTGACTTTGGCGATGATGCGCGAGTTCCACTGCTCCAGAGTGGCCGAGAAACGGTCGAATTTTTGTTTCAGGTCATGCGACCCGGCAAAGAGCAATGAAAAAAATGGCGGTTGGTCGAGCAGCTCGCGCAAAACCTCGAAGCACTCAATCTCCAGATGCTGGGCCTCATCCACTACGAGCAGCACGCGACGGTTCTGGAAATCGAAACGAATATTCGAGAGCATCCGGTCAATGTCATTCCCTGCCTGCGAGCCGCAGGCCGCGGCCACGCGCTTCATCAGATCGCGCGGGCGCAGGTTCTGCCGTGCGTAGACGTAATAGGCGCGACGCCCATGTCCATTCTTTGCCAGCTCTTCCCGATTGAGCCGCGCAACCTCGTGCTCCAGCACAAAGCTCTTCTGCGATCCCGGAGGCGCATAGATCATATAAGCGACCGGCTTTGGGAGGAGCTTCTGGAAGGTGTCACGGATCATGCGCACGTTCGCCGTGTCATATAGTTCGCCGACCACGCGGTGCGGCGGTTCTATCGGGTGTGCGCGCATGTACTCATCAATGGCTTTGCGAATGCGCGCGTCATTGCCCGCGGCGGCGTGGTACATATCGCGCAGGTAGAAGCCGAGCGTGACGCCGGAATAGCCGATGCGGCGCGCGAAGTCATTCGGGTGCAGGCCCGCGCGCTGGATGTAGTCCTTGACCGCGACAATGTGATTGCGGCGCTCCCGGGCATTTGCCTCCAGGCGCCGGCTGTTGTCGTTGTCAATCCGGCGAATACCGTATTCGCGGTGTTCCCCTTTCCTCACTTGAGTGCCTCCAGAAAATTAGCTGCGATATCGGCAGCCGACGGGGGCGCGGCTGCTTCAGGATCGGGTTTCAGTTTGGGAGCGCGGTGTGTCAGCGCGTTCTCTACGATGGGGGAAACCTTCGCGCGTTCAGCGAGCATCGCGACGGGGGGCCGCGCGCCATTTGCGCGCGCTGCGAGACTGATGCTGTCCAACGCATTGCGCACGGATTTTTCAAAGTGCCGGCGGTCTGCCATGCTCTCGCCAATCCGGCGCTGGATTTCTTTGTCGGCAGGATCGAATCCGATTCGCTCTTCAGCACGCGCCCAGCAAAGAAAATGCCCGCCGGCATCGAGAACTGCGACTCCGTCCGGATCGAGCGGATCGTAGGCCACGATGACCTCGCGCTCATTCATCTCGTGCAGGACATCGCGTGAGACTGCGTCGTAGTGGATGTAACGGCGTTTGTTCAGCTCGATGGCGCACTCGCGCACCTTGCGGCGCGTCTGCTCGGCAAGCAGGAGCGCAAGGGACTGGCTATCCAGACGTTGCGCGCCGCGCGCGGGATTCTGCTCCGATGCAAAGACTTCAGCCGGAGTGCGTCCGTCCATGCCTTCGCCGGAGTGCGGGCGCTGGTGATATTCTTCGATCCATGCCATGCACAACGCGATGAAGACGCTTGCCGGGGGATGCAGCGACTCATCCACACGCCCATGCTTCATCAGCTTGCGGTGCATCTGCATTGCGGCAGATGTGGCATCCGGACGGAGGTGCGAAGCGCCTCCGGTGTAGTTCTGATAGAAACGCTTATCAAACTGCTGATGCAGGGTGCCGAAAAAGCGCTCCACATGCTTCGATTGCGGATGACGCACGATGCAATGCGTGACCTTGATGCCGAGCCGGGCCAGAATTCCCTGCTGTTCGATCTCGAGCATTTCGCGCTCATGCCAGCCGCGAATTTCTTCCGGGTCGGACAGATACGCAGGCAGCGCGCCTTTGGCAACCTTCAGGTAGTCCTTGCCGTTGTCGCAGTAGAAATGCTCGCATGGGCCATGCTGGGCGAATGCCCGGCGCATGGCTGTGGCAATCGAGCGCGAGCTGCCTTCCCACGCCCAGCTCGTGCCCACGACATAGCGCGAGCGGAAATCCAGCAGGCAGGTAAAGCGCAGCCGAATCGGCGCGCCATACGGCGCTTCGAAGAAGCAATCGTTCATCACCTCCACGTCATGGATCATGTGATCGCTGACCCATATCTGGTTGGCAAACACATCGCTGTAGCTGCGGCTGAGATACGGGGCCATGCGCTCCTGATATGCACGGCGGCCCTCGCGGGCATAAGTCCGGAGAGAAGGCGGCGCACTGGCCAGCCAGTTGCGGACGGTGTTGTAGCTCGGCAGTTGAGTCACGCCGAGCAGCTCCGCATCCTGAACAATCGCTTCGTGGCAGACGCGATAACTCTGCCTGCAATTCAGGTAGAGATAGGCCGCCAGCGCAGCGGCCTTCGGGTGCTGCTGGAACCAGCGCGAAGTGTTCTTGTCCTCGCGTTGCTTGTCGGCCAGCGCTGGGAACCCACCATCGCGGTAACGCTTCAGCCAGAGTTTAACCGTGCGCTGAGAAATTCTGTGTGTCTCCGCCTGATACAGCACCATGCGCGAGCGCGACGTGACCGCGCGGCCATCGCTGAGGCGAAGTTGCGCGTAGCGCTCCGGATTGTAATTGACGATGGGGTCGAGAACCGCAAGGCGCTGTTCTGCCTGCGCCTGGTCTTCCGGGTCGGGCAGCGTCACGCGCGCCAACGTGTCAGAGGGCTGACTGGTGAAGAGCGTAAGAGCGGCGGGTTGCGGTGCGCTCACGGATTGCTCCCCACCAGTCATCTTCCTGCGGGCCTCCGGCGGCAAGGACCCCGCAAGATATTCACGAATGCGACGGCCATTTCGCGCAAACTGGCCGGATTCACGCGAGACGATATTGCCAATCTCGGCTTGCTTCCGCAACCAACGGTCGCTCCAGCCTGTGACCGCCATCACTTGCTCAGTGGTCAGCCACTCACCTGCCTGCTCCGGTGCCGTTGACGCAGGCAGAACGTAGATTGCCGCCTGCGCGCTCATTCTTCCTCCCCGGTGACATCAACAAGGAACCGCTCGGCTTTTCGCTTTCTCGCATAAGCTATGCCTATCGCGATCAGACGAAGTTCTTTGTGTCCGACCATGCGAAAACCTGCACGGCGCACGCGATCACGCAGGAGCCTGTAGTCTCCCACGGCTTCACAGAAAGCGATGTCGTATGCCGCAGGCCAGCGGTGCGCTGATTTTGCCTCGGCAGTGAAGGCATTAAGCATATGTTCAGTTACCCGAACACCAAGAAGCCTGCTCATGTCGTCTGCTATTTGCGCCCTGCTTTTCCCGGAGCGTTTAATCGCCCTATTCAAAACGCTGCGAATTGAAACGCCATCATTGGCGCGGTGAGTGCGTCTGGTCACAGTTCCACCCCTTGCAGCCGTTTTTCTAAGAGCTGAACGCGTTCATTTGCCCGCTTTTGCCGAAGATATTCGCGGCCAAGTTCCAAAAGCTCAATTTCGTCGGCGGTGATGAGCCTATAGCCGGCAAGCTCTGCCCGGCAGCGCAGCAGTGTGTCATCCCCGGTCGCATGGCAGAAGGCCCGGTCAAGTTCTGCAGGCCAGCGGTAATCTGTTCGGCTCTCGGCGGTGAATTTGTTAAGTGATATTTCCGTTAGCTTGCGTCCGCTGAGAAAACTGATTTCTTCTGCAAGCTGTGCGCGGCTTTTCTTGCATTTCCTGATCGAGTCCGTAAGGACCTTTCGTACCAACTCGCCATCATCAAAGCAGCCAAACTGCACCTCAGAAGCCGATTGGAATAAGTTGGTCTGGTTGTTCCCGGAAAATTTCTCTGAAGAGCTAGCCGTTGCAGATAAAGCACCTTGCCTCGGAAACTGTGCATGTGATGATTTCATGCAGCACGCTCCGAAACGATTTTGCTGAATTCCTGCTTGAACGCTCGCATCACTCTCACGGAGTGGCGGCGACCCATAACAACCTCTTTAACGTGGTGGGAGGAAACGCCAAGTTGGCGAGCAACCCTGGTGTAAATCCCACGATATCGAGCGGCCTTTTCAAGTTCCGCTCTGATTCGGATAACATTAACCGTGGAATATCTCGTCATTATGAAAGTGAGCATAATGCGCGCTTTCATATTCCGTCAAGGGAAAAGTGTGTGCCTGTGAAAAAAAAACGCGCTGATGATATCGGGAGTAGAATTAAGGCCCTTCGGACAAAGTTGCAGATGAATCAAAGCGCGTTTGCTGTATCGCTCGGCGCGAACCAGGGGACTGTCTCCAATTGGGAAAAGGGAAAGAACCGCCCGACTCCGGATGCTTTTGTGCGGATAGCAAAGCTGGCAGAAGACCCTGAAGACAAGATGTTTTTCCTCGACCAAGCTGGAGTGCCAGACACCTACTTTCTGGGTTCGCCCATGCCACCTGAAATTCTTATGGCGACCACTGAGGTCGTCGCCAAAGCGATTCCCACAGCCAAAGGCGCAATGCAGCCTTTACCTATCGTTAATCCGGTGCGTAAAATCCCTTTATTAAAAAACCCTAAAAAACTAGGGACGAAGGACGCTCTGGAAGCTGTGAATATAGATGATTCTCTGCCTTTGCCTGCCGGATGGTTCCCTCAAGAATCTGCCATCCACGCCGTAAAATTCTCTAACCTGAGTTCCCTGTTCACGGAAGGGGAAATTATTGGCCTGATTGATGTTCATTGGCGCGACCCCGATCGTTTAATCGGACAAATTGTTGCTGTCCGAACGGAGGAAGGTATCGAGCCAATGAAACTCCGCAAAGACGGATCGGCCTATCTTCTTTTACCTTTGCGGCCAAATGCTGAGGCGCGGTTATTGCGGCCTAGCGGAAATGGAAGTATTGTTGGCCGTCTTGTGAAGTGGATCGCTGACGCTCCCGGCCCTGATGTCACAAATAGAAAAAAAAGAATATAAGAGCTGTACCGCTTTATCCTTGATCTGCGTTGTTGAACTCATGACAAGAAGAAAAAATGCAGAAGCCTTTAAAGACTGTTTTATTACTTCTCAGCGTTGCGATTCTTGCGGGCATATCATGCGCAATTACCTACGTACTGCATCGGCGCGCTATCCGCTCGGAGATACTACAAGCCTATGGTGCAGTTGAAACTGTAGCTGATTACCAGGGTAACACGGCATTTCTGGAAGCTGATCTGGCCGCGCGCCAACGGCTGATTGCGCTGGAATCATATGGCCTGAACACAAAAGATGAACAGATTGTGAAGTGCGTTCAGGAATATCTGGAAGCTGTGGAATCGTTAAATTCTTCCATGTCAATAGAAGACACACGGTTGCGCCAGAATATTGCTGTTGAAGCCGCTGAAAAAGCGGAAAAATGCATTAAGGACCTGCGATAAGAAAAGAATTTGGATCCCAACCGGGAGAAGAAAAATGCCTATCTTTGATGATCCTCTGCCTTTATTGGAGCAAGAGCCGAAAGCGGGATTCGGCAAATGCAAGTTCTGCGGCAAGTGGGTAGGGATTTTTAAGCATGAGCATCCGGAGTGCGCAGAGGAACATGCGCGCCTTAAGCAGCAGCGTATTGAAGAAGAAAACCAGACCACTGCCATGGCGAAGGAAGCGAAGACCCTGATGGCTTCAGCTCCGGCGGGTGCTGTTTCCGTCGAAGAACTCACTTCATTGCTTGATCCCATCGCTGACGGAAAAAATGAGGTCCTCTGGCGGGCTTTTTGCGCTTGGATCGGTGACCTGGTCGGCGGGAACCAGCCTCCGACGGCAGCCGAAGAGTCGCTTGCGGGAGCGCTTCTCAATCATTACAAGTTCGAGCGGGAGAAAATCCCGAATGCAGGGTGGAACAAGCTCGTCCGGTTCTGCGCCATGCGCGACCTGGATGAAGGGAAAATTCCACAGCGCTGTGTAGTGGAACGCAGCCCCTTCAACCTTGAAGCCGGAGAAGTCATCGTCTGGGCCTTCCCGGATACGCAATACATGGAAGACAAAGTCGTGCGTTCTTCCATGCGCGGCTATGCAGGAATGAGCGTGCGCGTTGCGCCCGGAGTGTATCTTCATGGGGGCAACTCATCGCCGGCTTCTATCAGCGAGGGATATATTCCGGTAGATGCGGGGCTGCTCGCGCTGACGGACCGTGCCGTTCTCTTTCGCGGGAGTCACAAAGCCATCCGCTTCAAATACAAAGATATTGCCACATTCACGCGGTATGATTATGGCTTCGCCATCTGCAAGGGAACGCAGACTGCGCGAAATATCGGGTTCGAGACAAAAGATGTCTTCGCGGGTTTTCCAGACTTCCTGCTGCGGGCACTGGCCAGGTTGCATATGGAGTCGAAGGCGAATCTTCCGAAGCGCTCACGCTCATCGAAGCCGGCTAATGAGACTCTCTGAATAGCTGAGCCCACCTATTGCATCTTTTCCTACTTCTCCTGCTTTCTCATAGCGCAGCGTTGCTGCCCTTTAGTCTCACCACAGACCTGAACGGTCGGAAGCCGCGACTTCACCGAAAGGAGAATCGCGGAGTGCCAGAGCAGAGCGTGTAACTCGCGGACCGGTTGAAGTGCTTGACTGCTCCGCGCAGCGCTCCCGGGTTGGCCGTTCGGCTGAGGTGAGACGATGCCGAAACAAGGCCGCGCTATCAAATGTTCGCACTGCTCCCGCGTCTTTCGCGGCAAGGGTACCTCGCGCGTCTTCTGTTTTGTCCTGTTCCACTTCTGCCCCAAATGCTGGCTGACGCGTCGCGCCGCGTGTGAAGCGCAGGCCGTGGCTGTTGCCACGCCGGAGGCGGCGGTATGAACCAGCAGCAATCGGATTTTCTGCGCAACGTGGTGCCCGCCGCGCAATCATCGCAGCGCGTCTATGGCGTTCCGGCTTCGATCACCATTGCGCAGGCCATTCTTGAATCTGGCTGGGGGCAGAGCGCGCTGGCGAAGCAGTGCAATAACTATTTCGGCATCAAGGCGACGGCGAATGCTTTGCCGGACAGCTATGAAGAATTTCCGACAATCGAGTTTGTGGACGGGCGCAGAACGTCTGTGATGGCCGCATTCGCCAAATACCCTTCGCCTGCAATGTGCTTTGCCGCGCACGCGCGGCTGCTGGCGCTGGCCCCGCGTTATAAAGCAGCGATGGCTGTGCGCAATGATGTGTTGGCCTTCGCCGGGCAGCTTCAGCGCTGCGGTTACTCCACCAATCCGGACTATGCGGCATTGCTGATGTCGCTGGTGAAGGAATATGACCTCACGCAGTATGACATTCAGCCGGAGCCGCCCGCGAACCAGGCAGAGGTGGCGGCATGACCACGCGCGAAAGAATTGATGCTGCGCTGATCATCCTGCTGATTGCTGGTGTGATTTTTGCCGCGCACGAATGGCAGCGCGAGCGAAAGGCCCGCGTGCAGGCCGAAAATGTGCAGGCTGCGCAGCAGAAAGTGATTGACGCAGCCAAAGCCGACCAGGCGAAAACAGCAGCCGATTTACAGCAGAAAATTGCAGCGCTTGAAGGGCAGAAGAAACAGCCCATCACGCCGCAACAGTTCGTGGCGGGTACAGCAAAGCTCTTTCCGAAATTGCCGCAGCCGATGACGGTGGTCGAGCGGCCTGCAATTACGACGGTGATTGACGGCAAGCAGGCGACGCTGCCGTCCGCGCCGGTGGTCGAGATTCCGGCGGCAGATCTGTCCACGCTGCGCGATTACAAGCTCTCCTGCGACGAGACACAGGCGAAGCTTGATGCCTGTGCGAAAGACAAAACTGACCTCACTGCCGAACTGAATGCCACGAAGATGCAGCGCGACCGATGGCAGGCCACGGCCAAAGGCGGCACATGGCTGCATCGCACGCTGATTGCGGCGAAATGGATTGGGATCGGCGCGGGTGTTGGCTATGCGGCGGGACACAAGTGGTAAGCGCAATCAAGGCATGGCTGCGCGAAGTTTTGAGCGAGGACGGCGTCGGCTCCAGTTCGCGGCTGTGCCTGTTGCTGGTTGTGGTCTTCGCCTGCGGATGGATTACGGGGCTGCTGTTTCTGGTGCGGAGTCCGTTGCGGCTCTCTGAAGTTGCGGAGTTTGTGGGAGCGCTCACGGGTTTTGTTTCTGCCATCGCGGCGGCGACTTATGGCGTGAACCGCTTGACTGAGGCGTGGAGTAACCGGGCGGCAAACCCAAAGCCGTCCGAATAGGAGGATGCAAATGGAATTTCTGATTGGCGCAGGCGTGGGACTGGCGACCGGGCTGCTGGTGGAGCGGGTCTTCGGCAAGAACATAATCAGCGAAATCAAAACGTATGTTGAGAAGCTCCTGCAGGGCGTGGAAGTCCGCATCAAGCAGGAGATTGCCGTCGTGAAGGACGAGCTGAGCAAAAAGGTCTAGCGGCATTTTTTTTGATGATGAGGTCGCCGAAGCCCACGCCGGAAAGCCAACCAGCGTCCGGCGTGGGCAGAGGCAAAAGGAGAGCGGAATTGAAACCGGCGATTGGACGAATTGTTCATTATCTTCCGACTGCTGCCGAGCAGGAGGCATGGGGTGGGAACCAGGCACAAGTTCTTCCTGCCGTAATTGTGGCCGTCTGGAGTGAAGGATTCGAGATCACGGGGGTCTGGAAGTGGCCGTCCCGGGCAGAGGCCGTAAGTTGTTGATTTTTCGTAAAACGCGAAATTTCGCGTTTAAAGCCGTTTTAAGGCGTCGAAAGGCTTCGGATGGGGGTAAGGGTCATCCGGGCAGAGAAAACGCCTTAAAAAATTTTGTCAGATTTAATTTGGGTATTCCAGAACGGGTCGGGATGGCAGATTTGGCAGTTTTCGGAAATCGGGGGTGCGATTTGGGTCCTGTTCCGGGTTTTGTGGGTGTCTATGACGGGTCTTGATCTGGGTGGAAAAGGGCATTCGACGGATGTCCGGATTGGCTTTCGCACCGGAGTGTTTCGCAGCGTGAGCATTGCGCTGGGCGGGGCCAGTGGCGCGGCGGTCATCCTGGGCGGATATGAGCTGCTTCAGCGCCAGCCCGAAAAAGCCTTCGCCTTGCTGCAATCGTGGGGTCCTGCCTTTCTGATTGCGCTGCTGGCCATCTTCACGCTGGGTTCGTTCCTTTCCGGGGTAAATGCCACGCTGCGCGAGAGCGTAACGATGATCGCTGAAAGTGCGAAGGAAGGCGCGCAGGCATCGGCGCGGACGGCTGATGCTTTGACACGCCTGGCGGACCAGGGGAGCCGCCAGTTTGAAGAAGTACAGAGAATGAGCATTTATGTATCGCGCGAGCTGCCTCACTTGTATGAGCGGCTGGACCGGCAGGACGAAATGCTGGAAGCGGTGGGTGACTCGCTGCGGCGGTTGCACGCAAAGATGCCTTGGGAAGGTCTGAAAAAAGATGAGCGCGGAACTGATACAGATCAGGCGTAAACGGGGAATCATCCTCAAGATGGTGCGCTACGGCCATGAGCAGCAGATGTCGCGCATGGATGACTACGAAGTCTGGTGCATTCTGCAGGACATGGGCTACAACATGGGCCGCAATCAGGTGCTGACTATGTTGCAGGACCTCCAGATTCTTGGCTATCTGCGCTTCGAGCAGGAGACGAACGAGTACACCGGGCGCACGGAGATCAGGCAGATTGAACTGACGCCGGCGGGCATCGGCCTGGTGACGCGGCGCAAAAGCAACGAAGATGTTTTGTTCGATTGAGGCGCTATGGCGAAACGACCAAAGACGGGCGAAAAGCGCCGCACACGACAGCCTCTCAGGATAGACCGGCTCCCGGTCGAGGTGCGCGAGGCCATCCAGCAATTGCGCGCACAGGGCAAGACGTGGATTGAGATCGAAGAGCTTTCCTCGCTGCCGCTGAACAAGGGCGGTTTTGTGAATTGGGACGCGCTGCCCACCTCTGTTCTTGAGCTGTTCCCGGGCCTGCGTATTCCTCACTCGAACCTGCACCGCTGGTATGACATGCGCGTGGAGCAGGTAGCGGCAGAAGTCCTGGAACGCGCTGAGCAGGCGCGCTCTATTGCGAAAGTCTTCGCATCCGCCGGACTCGACAAAACCAACGAAGCGGTGATGAATGCCGCGCGCGACATCATCTTCGGCATGTTGCAGGCGACCGACAGCAAATCGCAGAAAGACGCTGCCCGGGCGCTGCTGGCGCTGGCGGAAATTGTGCAGCAATCGCGCTCGAATGATATCCGCGAGCGCGCTGTAGCCGTGGATGAGCGCAAGATCAAAGCGCTTGAGGCCCGCGAAGAGCTGACGCGCCGCAAGCTCGAAGCCGAAACCGAAAAGGCCGCTAAGAAACTCAGCAAAGGCGAACTTACCGTCAAAGACCTGAACCGTCTGCGCGAGCGCGTCTTCGGTCTGCCTCCGGTTGAGCAGGTGGAAGAACATGCCTGAGATGTCCCCCGCATTGCCGTTGCGTGAATATCAGAAGCGCTGGATCAATGACAAATCGCGCTTCAAGATCGCGGTGAAGTCTGCGCGTATTGGCTTCTCCTTTGCCACCGGCCTTGAAGCGGTTGAGGACTGCCTCATCACGCCTAACACCACATGGACCGTGCTCAGCGCATCAAAGGCGCAGTCGGTCGAGTTCATCGAAACCTGCCACAAGCTCATCGAGCTGATGTATGGCGCGGCGCAGCTCTATCAGGATGAAGACTGGTGGGACGAGCTGGGCAGGATCGAAGCCATCCAGCAGCGCATCGTGATGCCGAATGGCGCCCGGCTGATTGCGCTGCCTGCCAATCCGCGCACGGCGCGCGGATATCCCGGCAACGCCATCCTCGATGAATTTGCGCACCATGAAGAGAGCTATGCCATCTGGGCCGCGATTACGCGGCAGGTGGCGCTGGGCCACAAAGTGCGCGTGCTCTCGACGCCGAACGGCGAACAGGGCAAGTTCTACGATCTCTGCAAAGAGCTGGGACTGATGGATGGTGTTCCTCCTGCGCACAACTTCACCACTTACAAAGGCTGGTCGGTGCATTGGATCAATGCGGACATGGCCATCGCAGACGGTTGCCCAATCAATATGCAGGAGATGCGCGATCTCATCAAAGACGAAGACATCATCGCGCAGGAGTTCTATTGCGTCTTCCTGAAGAGCACCGGCTCCTGGCTGCCGCTCGATCTGGTCAGTATGTGCGAAGAGCCGCAGCTTGATTGCCCGCTCATCGTGCTGGGGCCGGATTCACCGGACACTGCGCTCGACCAAATCGTGCAGAAGATGGAAATGGGCGGCATTTATTACGCGGGCATTGACGTGGGCCGCGACCATGATGCCACGACGCTCTGGCTTGATGAGCAGATCGGCGATGTTTCCTGGACGCGCGCCGTGGTCTGGATTTACGCGACGCCATTTCCGAAGCAGATCCGGCTGCTGAATCCAGTGGTGAAACATACATTGCGCACGGCGATTGACCGCACGGGCATGGGTGTTGCTCTGGTGGATGGCCTCGAGGAAAAGAACGCCGGGCGCATCATGGGCGTAAGCTTTGCGGGTAGTAACGACAACGGCGTAAAGATGAAGACCGACCTTGCCGTGCGCATCAAGAAGAAATTTGAAAAGCGCGCGAGCCGGATTCCGTTCTCGCCTCAAGTGCGCACCGAGCTGATGGCCATCAAGCGAGAGTCCACGGCCAGCGGCGTGACCTTTGACGCGCCACGGATCGAGGTGGATACGGCGGTCGCGGGCGGCGTCAGGAAAAAGAAATATGCGCACGCCGATGCTTTCTGGGCAAAAGCGCTCGCCGACTTTGCTGCTGAGTCCAGTCCGATTCAGCTTGGGATACAGGCACCGCCTGTGCCCGCTTCTTATACCAGACTGGAGGGCTACTTCTGATGGCCGATGAACAGACTCAGGCCGTGCCGCCGCTGCCGCAGCGAGGCGAGATCGTCTCGCTGCAGGCACTGTATGAAGCGCAGATCTCGCTCTACCGCAATTCGCTCGCCTTCGGAGGACAGCGCGACCCGAGCAGCATTTGGGCCACGATGGTCTACAACCATCCGCAGGCCATCATGCTATATCGCGAGCTTGAAGACAAAGACGAGGACGTGGCCAATGCGCTCGACACGTTGCGACTGAGCGTGCTGGAGCGCGACCGCAGCGTGACGCCTGGCGATGACAGCCAACAGGCGCTCGATGTCGCCAACTTCATTGAAGACCAGCTCGAAAAGTTACCGGATTTTCATTCCGTGCTCGACTGCATTCTTGACGCGCCTGGCTATGGCTTCAGCGTGCAGGAAATGGTCTTCGACACCAGCATGGGCCAGGCTTCGCTGGTTGAGATCAATGACTGCCCGCAGGAACTTTTTCTCTTTGGGCAGCGCTATCAGCCGCAGGTGGGGCCGTTGCAGTTTCTTTCGCAGCCGTGGGCCTCGACTGGCGAACCTGTGCCGGAAGAGAAGTTCATCGTCTTCACATATCGCAAGCGCGCGCGCAACCGCATGGGCCGTCCGCTGCTCAAGAGCGTCTTCTGGCCGAGCTGGTTCAAACGCAACATTCAACGTCTCTGGGTGCAGTTCGCCGAGAAAGGCCCCGGCACAGCAGTTGTGCGCTACAACGATCCGGACAACGTTGCCGAACGCCAGCAGGCTGCCTCCATCGCCCAGGCGATCATTGATAACGTAGCGATTGCCGTTCCGCAGAACTTCAATTACGACGCCGATCTGCTGAAGATCGCACGCACGCAGGACCCGGCAGTCTACGAGCACTTCTTCCAGGCGATGCAGTACTCCATCGCGCGCAAGATTCTCGGTGAGACGCTGACGAGCTTCGGGAATGAAGGCGGAACAGGCGCAAAAGCGCAGGGTGAAGTCCATGCAGACACGCTCGAAAAGCGCACGGTGGAGCTGTGCCGCGCTGTTGCCTCAGTCATCAATCGCCAGCTCGTGCGTCCGCTGGTGCTGTGGAACTTTGGCCCGGATGCGCCGATGCCAACGTGGAGCTTTGACCTTGAGCAGGAAGAAGACCTGGCCAAGCGGCTCGCGATTGATTCCGGCCTGCAGCGCATGGGCAAGCAATTCACTGTTGGCTACGTGGCTGACCGCTATGACGTGCCGATGGCCGTGGGCGAAGACCCGGAGCAGGTGCTGACGCCGAACACGACCGCGCCTCAGGTCAATCTGTCGGACAAAGCATTTGCGGAAAACGAGCATGAGCTGCGCGAATTTGACAAGCTGTTTGCGCAGCTCAGGGAGGGCGCGGAACCGCTACTCGCCGAACGGACGCGCGACATTGCTGCGGCGGCCATACCATGATGGAGGCGGCATAAGTGGAACTGCGCGTCCAATCCGGGGTCCCTAGCGACAGGTCTTCGTCGCTGGGGTGGCACGGCCTAACGCGGGACAACGCTTTTGTCCAGCGCATGAGCGAAGTGCTGGCGCGCAAACTTGCTGCCGCTGACCTGCTGGGACGGCTGCAGATTGTGCGTCATGGCTATCTCAAAACAAAACGCAAATTGCCGCTGAGCCCCGCCGCCGGCTCTGTGCGGTTCGATGAAGGCGATAACGATGCGCTGCTCTCGGCGGGCATCAGCTTCAACATCTCCAGCGACGATGTGGCGGATTACATTACGCGGCTCGTCCCTGTTACGCGCGATGTCTTCGACGGGCTGACTGCGCAGTATCGTAGAGATGCCTTCACGCTTGCCGGAGCAAGCGACGTGCGGCTGGTGCAGCAGGTACAAGAGGCGCTGGCCGAGATCGCGCGCAAAGGCGGGACAGATGCGGAATTTCGCGCGGCAGTCAAAAAGCTCACCGGTGAAGCGGGTGTGCAGCAGATCAATGCGTTCACGCTTGACACGGCGTTTCAGACGGCGATGCAGAAGGCATACAGCGCAGGCCGTCTTGCGCAGATGCGTGAGCCGCACATGATGGAAGCTCTTCCGTTCTGGCAATACTGGACGGTGGGCGATCTGCGCGTAAGGCCGGAACACGCGGTGCTCGATGGCTTCTGCGCGCGGGCCATTGATCCGGTATGGTTGAAAATCTATCCGCCTTCTGGATTCAACTGCCGCTGTTCGGTTATACCTATTCCTGAAGAAGACGCGCCCACAGGCAGCGATGAAAGCGGCCTGGAACGTCTGCCGCTGCTGGCCCGGTTGCTTGTCCCGCAGAAGGGCTTCCACAGCCTTATTCATTAATAAACGCGGCCTTTCTCTCATCTCAGCTTACGCCGCGTACCCGAAAGTATTGCACCTTTTCCGCCTCTCGCGCATCTGTCCTCTCTTGCTCAAATCGTGTTTTCGCCCGCATACATTGGCTTCGTGGCCGAACTTACAAAAACAGTAGATGGCAAGCCGTTGACCGCCGACCAGTTCGCTTACGTTGGCGATCCGAAGGACATCTCTACATGGCACCTGCCGATTGACAAAGACCACATCGAGTCTGCGCTGAAGCTGTTCGGACATGAGAAGCATGTTCCTGATGCTGCGATGGCGGCAACGGCGCGCAAGATCGCCGCAGCCGCAAAGCGCGCTGGTTTGGACGCAAAAGACTTTGAAGACAAATACTGCAAAAGCTCTGAGCACGCTGAGCAGCCCTCCCCCTGGATTGAAATCTTCAGGGCTGGCGATTACTCAGCGCAGGGCAAAGGCGTGATTACGCGTAGCGATCTTGAGCGGGTCATCCGCAATTACGACCCGGCCTATCATGAGGCCCCGGTATGCGTGGGCCATCCCAAAGACAATCTCCCTGCGTATGGATGGATTGAGCGCCTTGCGCTTGACGGCGATACGTTGCTCGCGAAAGAAAAGCAGGTTGATCCCAAATTCCATGAGGCCCGCAAGGCGGGCCGCTATAAGAAGCGTTCGGCAGCGTTCTATCAGGATGCTGGCGGCAACATCTCCGGCCTGCGGCATGTCGCCTATCTTGGCGCACAGCCTCCGGAAGTCAAAGGTCTACAGGACGTCAAATTCAGCGACGAGGGCCGCGAGTTCATTGAGGTGAGCTTCGGCGAGGAGGAAACTTTGGATAACGATCAGAAAACTTTTAGTGAGCGTTTGGAAGCATGGTTCCGCGAGAAATTCGGTGTGGCCCCTGCGGTCAAGACGTTCAGCGAGGACGATGTGAAGCGCATCGTCGCCGAAGCCGTCGCCCCGTCTCAGGCGAAGATTGCGCAACTTGAGGAAGAGCTGAAGAAGCAGACCGCGGCTTTCAGCGAGCGCGAGCAGAAGATCGCGGGTTCGGAAGTGAAGCAGCGCAGCGTAGAGGCCATCAATCGACTGAAGTCTGCGGGCAAGTGGATTCCTGCCTATGAAAAGATGGGCCTCGGCCTTGTCTTTGACGAATTGGCGAAGACGACCGCAACTGTGGAGTTCGGTGAAGGCAGCGATATGACGCCTCTCGAAGCGCTGCTGCAATTCATGGAAGGTCTGCCGAAGATTGTGCCAGCGGGAACGCATTACAGCGGTGGCTCTGTTCGCGCGGGTAGCGGCTCAACGGGCGACCCGCTGACCGATGCAGCGAAGGCGCGCCAGAAGGAAAAGAACATCACCTTCTCCGAAGCACTCGACCAGATTGTGGCAGAGCGGCCCGAACTGACATTGCCCGGCGCGGCCCGCGCAGGCGCGGTCTAGCTAATCGGCAAAAAGCAAAGAGAGGAAACAATGACAAACATCAACGTAGAAGTGAAAGGGCCGAAAGGCCCGCAGGTCAAAGAGAGCCTGCTACCTGCCGCATTACCGCTACAGCGCGGGCTGGCTGTGGTCTACGGCTCGGATGAGTATCACGCAACGCTGGCAACAACGGCCGGCGGAGCAATTCAGGGCGTGGTCGAAGAGGACGCAGTCTCGCTGGAGTTGCCCATTGCTGTGATCGAGGAAGGGCAGACCGTATTGCAGATCGGCGCAGCCGTGACGCCGGGGCAGGACCTCGCCATCAATGCCACGGGGCAGTTTGTGCCTGCGGCTGCGGGCAACCGGATTGTGGCCCGCTCGCTGAGCGGCAATCCCAACGCCGGCGATTACGTCACCGGCTTTGTCTTTTTGTCGCAGCCGACGCATCCTTAGCCGGGGCTGAGGCAGGACTTTAGATTTGAGGCCCGCGAGGGCAGGAGGAAACATCAATGGGTGCATTTGTACCTACCATGCCAGCCGGAACGCTGAATGTTGCGCTCAGCAACTTCGCCAAAGAGTTCCGCAACAATGCATTCGTGGGCGAGAGGCTCGCGCCGCGCGTGCCTGTCAACCGGCAGAGCTTCCAATACGTGGTTTGGAACCGCGATGACTGGCGCGTGCCCAGCTCCACGCTGCGCGCTCCGGGCGACCGTCCCATCACGGTCCGTCGCGGCTACAGCACGAAGCCATATATGTGCGAATCACACGCGCTGAGCGGGAACGTGCCGTATGAATCGGAGCAGTATGGCCTTGGCCTCGGCTTCTCGACTAAAAAACAGTTGACCCAGCAGCTCATCAATCAAATCAACCTCGACCGCGAAGTACGCATCGCCCAGACGCTGCTCAACGTCACAAACTTTCCCAATGGGGTCACGCTCTCCGGGACCTCAATGTGGGACGCCTATCCTTCGACGCCGAATACCGGTACCGACGGCTCGCACCCAATTGTTGTGATTGACGCCTACAAAGCACTGCTGCGCCAGTCTGGTATTCAGGACAGCGACATGATGCTGTTGCTATCTGATCCAGTGTTCACCAAGGTGCGCAATCATCCGGATATCATTGACCGCTTCAAGTACACCAACCCCCAGGGCGCGGTGTCGGTGGAGCAGTTGAGTGCTGCCTTTGGCGTGCAGGTCGTCGTAGCAAGCGCCATTCAGCTCGACAAAGGCAATAACGCGAGCTGGGTGTGGGGCAACAACGCGGTGCTGGCCTACGCGCAGGCCGCGCCCACCATGCAGGAAGTCTCCTGCCTGAAAACATTTGTATGGACGGGCGGCGTAGACGAGAAGGGGAACCAGCTCCCTGGCCCTCCGGACACGGTGGACGGCTATGGCGTCATTGAGTTCCCTGATCCTTACCGCGATTCCAAGCGCGACTGGCTCTCAGTGGACTGGTACTACGGCATCGAAGTCACCGCGCCTGAGACGGCGATTCCGATCCTCAACGCTGTGACTGCGCCAACGATGGGCACGATCCCCAGCGATATTGAGGGATAATCGCGCCGCGATCAACTGAGGCGCGCTGAAGCATGGCGCGCCTTTTTCACACGAACGGAGGAGAGGCAATGGCAAAGCAAAAACAGAATGTCGGACCGGTGGAGGCGTATCGCGTGCTCAAGCCGCTGCGTCACAACCTTAAGCACTATATTGTGGGCGAGACCGTCGAGCTGACGAAAGAGGACGCGAAACCGCTGCTCGCCCTCAAAGTGGTGGAAGCAATCAAGGCGGAGTAAGCGATGGCCTACGCGACCCAAAGCGACCTCGTCCCGCTGCGCATGTCGCAGAAGGACCTGGTCGAGCTGACCGACGACGCCAACAGCGGGCAGGTGAACACGGCCATCGTAGATGCAGCTCTCGAAGAGGCGTCGGGCCGCGTGGACAGCTACTGCCGTGGGCGGTACGTCACGCCTTTGCAGCAGAGCGATACGGTTAAGTCGCTGACACTCGACATTGCCGTGTACCTGCTGTTCAGCCGCCGGCGCGAGACGCGCATCAGTGACACCGTACAGCAGCGCTTTGAGCAGGCAATGGCTTTTCTGAAAGACATTGCCACGGCAAAGGCATCGCTGGACCAACCTGCGAATGCACAACCGCAAACGTCTCTTTCCGGCCCGGAGCCGTCAGAGAAAGATTGTCATCTGCGTTTTCGTGACGGGCACCTCGAAGGATATGTGTGATGGCGACAGAAGTCATCAAGGTGGACAGCAGCAAAGCGCTGGTTGCGCTTGGACGCTTCCGTCTCTCCCTGCAAGAGAACGATGAGCTGATGCGTCAGATCGGTGCGTCCATGCTGCTTTCTGTGCGCCGCACATTTCGCGAGCAGGGCGTGCCCGCAAATTCATGGGTGCCGCTCTCGCCGAATACGGTCAGGCGCAATCCAAAAAAA